AGGAGTTGATTAAATGATAGATTTAGAGTTGCTCGCGCAATGCAAAGAAGATTATGATACAAGATTAATAACTTATAACAAAATGATGGACTATTACGAGGGCAGAACGGATGCAATGGAAAACTACAAGATGGTTACCAACAGAGCAAACAATAAAGTAAGTCACAATATGATTCAAAAATTCGTGGTAGAAGAGGCGAGTTATGTTTGCGGTAATAAAATTACATATTCTAGTTTTAGTGCTAATAAAAATGTTATCGAGGATATAAGAGTTAATACCGCACATTGGAGTGAAAAACATGATAAAAATGTATGTAAGCAAGGATTAATTTTTAGTGAATCTTATGAATTATTTTATACAAGCGAAATTGATGGATTAATTCATAGCATGGTATGTACTCCTAAAGATAGTTATTTATTACAAGATGATTTTGGAAATGTAACACTATTTATTAGATTTTATCAGAAACAATTTAATACAGAAGATACTTTTGCAGATGTTTATGACATTGAGGGAGTTAATCATTATGTGGTGGATGGTACGGATTTTGCAATAGATAGTAGTATACCAGTAAAGCCTAACATATTTAGTAAAGTACCCGTTGCACCTTGTAATATGGGCAGTATTTACGAAAGTATTTACAGCAACATAAAAGGCGCACAAGATGGCTATGAGACAGTTGAAAGTGATATCGTCAATGAGATAAGCGATTTCAGAAACGCATATTTGAAATTAATAGGTACAACTTTAGGTGATGACCCAGCCGCAGCCGATACAATGAAAGAAAAGGCAATAATGGAATTACCAGTAGGTGGCAACGCAGAGTGGCTTATTAAAAATCTTAATGACACTTTTGTTCAAAATACTTTAAATACTTTAAAAGAAAATATGTATGAGTTAACCTCACATATAAATCATAATGACAAACTAGCTAGTAATACTTCATCCCTAGCACTTAGGAATAGGCTAATAGGCTTAGAACAGAAATGTGTTAACAACGTACAGGCAATGCAAGATAGTATCAAGATAAGATTAGGATTTATATTTGAATATTTGCAAATAACACAGAAAAAAGAATATTTTGTGTCTGACATTGATATTAAGTTAACTGTAATGATACCAACAGATGATTTAATGATGGCTCAAATATTATCACAATATCCTATTAGCAAGAAAACAGGGTTAAAACAATTTAGTTTTATAACTGATTCAGAAGCGGAAATAAAACAACTTGAAGAAGAAAGTAAAGCTGATAGTATTGGAAATGACTTATTGAGTGGTGATAATAATGCCGATAAACAAACAGTATAGAAAACAAATAGAACAAATAACACTAGATAATGAAGCTAACGCTAACAAAGATATGAAAGAGGTATACAAGGAACAAAAGAAGTCTTTAGATGCCATAGAGGTAATGCTAGGGGCTTTATTTATTAAATATTCAGTAAAAGGCTTTTTAAAAATGACACAAAAAGAAAAAAATAGCACAGGGTATAAAACTTTTTTAACTGGTATAGGCAAAGACTTAGGCAATAGCGAAGTTAAGATAATGACCGATATATTAATAAATAGTTATAAAGATACTTATTATAAACAGGCCTTTTTATTAGATGATGGATTAAAAATAGATTTAAAATTCAATATACTAAAAGATGAATTTATTCAATCAGCTATTAATCAAAAATTCGAGGGTGATATGTTTAGCGATAGAATTTGGAAACATAAAGCTGAATTAATAGACAAACTCAAAGACGGCTTAGAAAATACCATGAAAGGCAATACAACTATTGATAAAGTAGCGCAAGATTTAAAAAAGAGTTTTAATACTACCGCTTATCAATCGCAGTTACTAGTTAATAATGAAATGGCTAAATTGCAAAGTCAAGCATCAATAGAAATTGCTATTAATACAGGAATAAAAAAACATCAATGGAGCGCAACTCTTGACACAAGTACAGAGCCAGAAGATGGCGCATTGGATGGCGAAACGTTCGATATTGATGATAGTTCAGCTCCTACTATACCTTTGCACGTCGGTTGTAGGTGTGTATGGATTAATATTCCTTACGAGGGATGGAAAGCAAGTAATAGGAAAGATAATATTACTAAAGAGGTAATAGACTACACAACTTATAGCGAATGGGCAAAAGCAAAAGGAATAAATAAAACTAAGTCTTAGAAATAAGGCTTTTTATTATATCTAAATTTGAGGGATTACCTAGACAACTAGAAATAGGGGTTGAAATGATAACTCTAGGAGGTTTTATTAATGGAAAAAACAGTAGAACAAATAGAAGAAGAAAGAATTGAAACAGAAAGAGTTGAAGCCGAAAAGGTACAACTTGAATATGACAAAAAAGTAAATAGTGAAGTAGATAGAAGATTAACAACCGCTATGCAGAAAAAAGAAGCGGAATATAAAATAAAACTCAAAGACGAACAAAGGAAATCTACATTATCAGCAGAGGAAAATCAAAAGGAACGTGAAATTGAGCTTGCAGAGAGAGAAGAGAGAATTAAAAAGCTTGAACTTAATGCAAGTAAAATAGATTTGTTCAAAACTAAGGGATATTCCCTAGACCTTACTGATTTTGTAAATGGTAATACAATCGAAGAAATTGACACTAATGTAGTAAATCTTAACAAAGTAATTGCTACAATAGTGGAAAAACAAGTTGTTGAAAGGCTTAGAACTAATTCATATACTCCTCCAAAAGGTGGAAACGCAAGTGGTGAAAAAAATCCTTTCAGCAAAGAACATTTTAATTTAACAGAGCAGGGCAAGTTATACAAAGAAAATCCAACACTAGCAAAAAGTTTAATGGCAAAGGTTTAAAAATAAAAAATAATATAAAAGGTGGTTTTATAAATGGCAGCAGTAAAAATAATAGATGTAATAATCCCAGAGGTATTTAATCCATACGTAATAGCAGAGGTAAACAGACTTGACGCATTTGTTCAAAGTGGAATAATTGGAGCAGATTCAGACCTAGATTCCTTAGCAACAGGCGGCGGAACATTAATAAATATGCCTTATTTCAACGATTTAGATGGTGACAGTGAAGAATTATCAGATTCAGTTGCACTATCAGTTGCAGGAATAACAAGCGGTCAGGATGCAGCAAGACTACAAATGAGAGGTAAAGCATGGGGAGCAAACGAACTCGCAGGCTCACTTAGTGGTACAGACCCAATGGCAGTTATTGGTGGTAAAGTCGCTAAGTTTTGGACAGGGCAAAGAAGTAAGATATTATTCAGTACATTAAAAGGTATTGAAACTACTTTAGCGGCTACGAACGTGTATGATATATCAGCGCTAGTTGGAGATTTAGCGGTTATTAGTGGTGCAACTATTATAGATGCTAAACAAAAATTAGGTGATAACGCAGACAAACTCGCAGCACTTGGAATACATTCAGCGGTATATTCTAAATTACAAAAGGATAACTTAATAATTTATCTTACTGCAAGTGATGGTTTAACTAAAATTGCAACTTACTTAGGGTATAGATTAATAGTTGACGATACTTGTCCAGTAACAGGCGGAGTTTATACTTCATACTTATTTGGAGCAGGAGCAATTGGACTAGGTAATGGCGCAGCACCTACACCAACAGAGGTAGACAGAGACAGTTTGCTAGGAGAGGACATACTCATTAATAGACAACACTTTGTACTACATCCTAGAGGTATTAAATGGACTAATGCTAGTGTAGCTGGCAAGTCTCCAACAATGGCAGAGTTAGCAATCGCAACAAATTGGGAGTTGGTATACCCTTCAAAAAGCATAAGAATTATTATATTCAAGCACAAAATAGCTTAATTAAGAGGGGTCAATAGCCCCTCATTTTTTTAAGGAGGTAATAATTATGGGTCTAGCAGCATTTCAAAAAATGAGAAAGCAACAAGAAGATAAAAAGAAAGTTGAAGTTAAGAAAGTTGACAAGAAAAAAGAAGATAAAAAGCATGGTGATAAATAATGGGTGATTATGTTATAAATGGAATACCGTCTTATATATTTACGAAAAATAGCATACGCAATATTGATATAGATGAAAGTTATATCCATGATGGGTTTTTATTTGAAACTAATTTACAGTTTAGTTTAGCTACAACCACAACTAAAGCAATAAGTTTTATTACACCAACAGATAAAGAAATTCATTATTCCCCCTCTAATTTAAATACTAGTGGAGATAAAGTTACTATAGAATTATTTGAAAGTGCTACAGTTACACCTGCAACAGGAACAAATTTAGTTGCATATAATCACAATAGAATATCTTCAAATGTTTCCGCAGTAATTTTAAAAAATGCACCAACAGTAACAGTTCAAGGTGATAAAATAGCATCATCTTACCTTCCAGGAACTACAGGTGTAGGTCAAAGTAGAAGTGGCGGAGAACTCGGCACAGGAAACGAATGGATATTTAAAAAAGGAACAACTTACATTATTTTAATTACCAATGGAAGTACCGCAGATAATTTAATTACAATAAAACAGAAATGGTACGAGGTGATATAATGGCAGTATTAAGCGATTTAAACGCATTATTGGGTGATAATGATGTAGTGTTGACTTTGTATATTCGCAAGGCAGTAACTGCAATCAGCAATCACCTTAAAACCGAAATACTAGAAACAGACT